GGTAAAAAACACGCAAAAAAGGCGTAGTTAGCGGGCTCGAAAGTTACTGAAATTAGGGGATTTGTGGCGTCGCATGGATAGTTTCGAATGCTAAGCAACTACAACGACGTCATCGATCAGCTCCGAGCGGAAGGTCTGATCGTGGAATCGCTCGAGGTCGGTCGGCTTGTGCGTTGCAAAGTCGAGGGCGATCGCGAACGTCGCGGATGGTACTCCCTCCATGAGCTCACCACCTCATCCGGCGAGACCATCATTGTCGGCAGTTTTGGCGTTTGGCGCGGCGCCGACAACGGCGCGCGCAAGGTCGAACTGCGTAAAACAGAGATCAGCGCCGAGCAACGCGATGCGATCAAACGTCGCATCGCTGAAGACCGCAGGCGCGCCGATGCTGTCCGCGCTGGTGAAGCGCGCCGCGCTGCCGAGCATGCTGCGAAGGCCTGGGCGAAGTGCGTGGATGGCGGAGAATCCGAATATCTCGCGCGCAAATGTGTGGGCGCGCACGGTGTACGCTTCTCACCGTCGGGCGCGCTGGTCGTGCCGATGCTCGACACGGCCGGCAAGATCCATGGTCTTCAAGTCATCCGCTCGCACAAGCTCGCGAAGCAAGAGGGCAAACCGGAGAAGCAATATTGGCCGCAGGGCGCGGCGACGAAAGGGCACTTCCATCTGATCGGCAGCCCGCAATGGATCCTGCTGCTGTGCGAAGGCTACGCGACCGGCGCGACTCTGCACGAAGCGACAGGCTATCCGGTCGCGATCGCTTTCGACGCGGTAAATCTTGTGCCAGTCGCTGCGGTGCTGCGCAAGCGCTATCGCAACGTACAGATCCTGATCTGCGCTGATGATGACATCCTGCGCAAGTGCAAGCACTGCCATGCACGGCTCGTGCTCATTCCCGGTGCGCCTCCGCTCTGCTCCGCGTGCGGAAATGACCACGGCCAGGAGAACGTCGGCGTCGTCGCCGCAAGTACTGCCGGTGTCGAGGTCGGTGGTTCTTTCGTTGTGCCGGAATTTCCAGATCAGGCCGCGCGCGCGCAGATGTTCCTCGAGCGTGGCATCAAGCTCAACGACTTTAACGATCTGCACGTGCTGCGCGAAGGAGGCGGACTGCATGTCGTGCGATCGCAGATCGAAGCCCGCATCCTGGAATTAGGTTTGCGTGCTAGGCACGCATATAGCGCGGTAATCGACGAAAGCGGGGTCGGGGGGAAGCCCCGCATGCGGCCCATCGGTACCGTCGAAGAATTGATGCGGCGCTTTTCCCTTGTATACGGGCAAGGCAGCACGGTTTTCGATCATGACGAGCATCTGCTGATCACCCTCAAGGACATGCACGACGCGTGCGCGCATAAGTATCTGCATCGCACATGGATGGAGTCGCTCGATCGCTCGATCGTGCGCCTGGAGCAGGTGGGGTTTGATCCGGGTGGCGAAGACGCCAACGTCACTTGCAATCTGTGGTCAGGCTGGCCGACGAAGCCGAAATCTGGAACGTGCGAGAAGCTGCTCGAGCTGCTGCGCCATATGTGCAGCGGCGATCGATATCCGGAGAAGCTTTTCCAATGGGTGCTGCGTTGGATCGCCTATCCCGTGCAGCACCCAGGTGCCAAGATGAAAACGACACTGGTGATTCACGGCGGGCAAGGCACTGGCAAGAACCTCTTCTTCGAATCGCTGATGTCGATCTATGGCCGCTACGGCCGGATCATCGACCAGGGCGCCATCGAGGACCGCTTCAACGACTGGGCATCTGGCAAACTTTTTCTGATCGCCGACGAAGTCGTCGCACGCTCGGATCTGTTCCATATCAAGAACAAGCTCAAGGCCTTCATTACCGGCGAGTGGATCCGGATCAATCCGAAGAACCGCGCGGCCTATGACGAGAGAAATCACGTCAACGTCGTCTTCCTGTCGAACGAGGCCATGCCAGTCGTGCTCGACGAGGATGACCGCCGGCACACTGTCATTTGGACGCCGCAGAAATTGCCGCAGGAGTTCTATTCCGGCGTGCTCGAGGAGATCTCCGCCGGCGGCGCGGCGGCGCTGCACGATTATCTGCTGCATCTTGATCTCGGGGATTTCAACCAGGGCACGCCGCCGTTCGTCACCGATGCGAAAGACGAACTGATCAATCAAAGCCTCGACAGCACCACGCGTTTCTACTACGCGATGATGTGCGGCGAGATCGGCAGCGTACGTCTTGCGCCAGCACCGACTCAGGAGGTCTACGACCTCTATAAGTTCTGGTGTGTTCGTGTCGGCGAGCGGCCCGGGCCGCTAAAGCGACTGATCAACGTTCTGTCGCGCAAGCACAATGTCCACACCGATCGCAAGCGATACGAGACGGACGCGATAACGCGCCAGGCGGTGATGTTCTTATTCCAGGTATCGCCGCCAGAAGGTGAGACGGAACAAGCCTGGCTCGGCCGCACCGTCGCCGAGTTCCGTGAAGCCGTCAAAGAATACCGGGGGACAGCATGCGACTGATGCGCCATTACGTGCAGGATGTGCAGGGAGATGTGCATGGAGATGTGCACGAAACTAGCACGCAACACTTTGATTCTATTGGACGTGCAGGAAGTGCAGGATGCACCTATATAACGCGCGTAAGAAATTCCCTAGCTCTCATTACTGCGCGCCTCTCGCGCGTATATAAGCGCACTTCCTGCACATCCTGCACATTGTTGTTTTGTATACGTATTGCGTCGCGCCATCCTGCACATCTGCCTGCACATTGGCGTTGGTCCCTGCACATCGGCATTTTCGCGCGCGCGCGCGACAGTTTTTCCTCTTTCGATTCGAAAGAAAAAGTGGTGGAGGGCTTCGTCGCATGACGCTGCCGGCCACCGCCACGCTTCGCGAGTTCGCCGGCTTCGTTCCTTGCAGGCCGTCCTACGTCACGGAGCTCAAGAAAACCGGGCGCCTGGTATTCACCGAGGATGGCAAGCGCGTGCGCGTGGTCGAATCGCTCCGGCTCATCGAAGAAACGAAGGATCCTTCCAAGCGTGGCGTGGCCGCGCGGCACGCTGCCAGTCGCGCGCCGGCGGCCCCAGCGGTAGCAAACGAAGACGAATCGGCCGGCGACGAATTGGACGCGCCACCGCCGCAGAGTAGCGAGTTTCAAAAGTCGCGAGCAGAGCGCGAGAAGTGGGCGGCGAAAAGCGCACAGCTCGATTACGAGCGCAGCATCGGCAAGCTACTCGATGCCGAACAGGTCGAGGCCTCTGCAGCCTCCGCCGTCATCGTGCTGCGCACGAACCTGGAAGCCATGCCGTCGGAGCTCGCGCCGCTACTCGCCGCGATGACGGATGAAGCCCGCGTGCGCTCCGCACTCGCCGAACGCATCGAGCACGCATTGCAGGAGTGCGCTCGGCAATTCAGCCAACTAGCCAAGGGGACGACATGACACTCAACGAACAGATTCGCAAATCGCTTCGCGAATGCGGTGCGGCCATGACGCTCGATCAATTGACCGATGCGAATGACTGGACGAAAGAGGAACGCGCACAGGCGTGCAAGAACCTATCAGCGCTCCGCAAGACCGGCGAGGTGCAGACGTCCATGGATGAAGGCAAGGCATGCTTCGCACTAGACCCTGCGTTCAGGAGAGTCCAATCGCGCGGACCAGGAATTCATTTTGCGAATGGTGACGGAGGAAGGGCACCGCCGGAGAAGGATGTGCGGACTCGGAAGACGGCTGAAGTTACTCGCGTCACAACGAGCGATCGCGCCGGCAAGGTCAGTCTAGAAATTTCGACAACTGCACGCATTAGTGAGCTGCTCCATCAACTCGTCGCAACTGGATTGCATGGGTGTGACCAGGCCGAAGCCGCCGAGCGACTGATCGCGCAAGGACTCGAATCGCTGATCGAACGCAAGCTGTTGAGTGCAGGTGTTGCATGAAACAGCTCAGAAACAAACCCGTGAAGGATCGGCGGATGGCCACGATCTCGGAAAGCATCGCGTGCGGCAGTAGTTGTGGACTTGTTGTCGCATGCGTCGGCCTTGGCCACGCGATCGCCATTCTGTGTGCAGTCACCGTTTCGTTTGGCATTTACATTGCGCCGAATCCGAATGACCATCCTAGTTTTCCGCCGTAATGCAAGCCTCGGCCGCCGTTCGCATCGGTAATGCCTGCGCGCGCGCCGTCGCGCCGCGCAAGGCGTTGACGGTGTCGCAGTGGGCGGACGCCGAGCGGATCATGTCGTCGAAGACGTCGCCAATCGCGGGGCAGTGGCGCACGGACAATAATCCGCTGCTGCGCGAGCCGATGGATTGCCTCTCACTTCGTAGCAACGTGCACGAGCTGCTGGTGAAGTTTCCAATTCAGATCGGCAAGACCGAGATCGAGGTCAATGGCCTGGGCTATTCGATCTGCGAAAACCCTGGCCCAATCATGGTCGTGTTGCCCGACGAAATCTCGATGAACAAGTGGATCCAGCAAAAGCTGAATCCGATGATCGAAGGCACGGCGGCTGTCCGCAGTTCGCTATCGAGTCTGGCTAGCCGCAACGCATCGAATCAGAGCGCGTTCAAGGATTTCGCCGGCGGCCAGCTCTTCGTTGAGCATGCAAAGACCGCAACGCGCATGGCGATGACGGCCGTCAAGATCATGATCGTCGACGAATTCGATAAGGTCGCGGCGGCGCTTACGACTGGCGAGGATCCAGACAAGCTCATCGAAGGGCGCTTGAGCGCATTCCCTGGAACGTACAAACGCGTCGACGTCGGCTCGCCAGGGCTGAAGGGCGTGTCGCGCATCGATCAGAAGTGGGAGAAGTCTGATCAGCGGCGATACTACGTGCCTTGTCCGCATTGCGGCCATGAGCAGCCGCTCGAATGGGCTGGCCTGCACTGGTCGCCCGATGGCGCGAATGTGTATTACGTCTGCCGCGAAAACGGCTGCGTGATTGACGAGCATCACAAGCGCGACATGATCGTCGCCGGCCGCTGGGTTGCGGAAAATCCAGGCGCGAAGATCCGCGGCTATACCTGCAACTGTCTCTACTACGATTTCCGGATGGGTCCGCGTTGGGCCACGCTGGTCGAAATGTGGCGCGACGCGCAGAACGATCCGGCCAAGCTGCAGGTGTTCGTGCAGGAGCGTCTTGCCGAGGCCTGGGAAGATCCTTCGATGCGCGCGGTCAAGCACAACGTGATCGCTGATCGTGCTGAAGCCTATTCGTTGCGCAGCGCGCCGTTGCCCGTGCTCGCCGTCACCGCCGGCGTCGATACTCAGGATGATCGCCTCGAGGTGCAGATCATCGGCTGGGGAAGGAACCTTGCCGCCTGGACGCTGGACTACGCCGTATTGCCTGGCGATCCGCAGAACGATGAAGTGTGGGTCAAGCTCGTCGATCTGCTCAATCAGCCGATCGAGCACGCCAGCGGGCACTTGATCCGCGTCGATGCCGTCGGTATCGATGCCGCCGGCCATCGCACGCAGGCCGTATACAATTTCGTGCGCCGGCGCTTGTTGCGCCGTTGCATTCCCACCTTCGGCGCCGTGCCCAACAATGCGCCCGTGCTGAGCAAGGGCAAGCTGCAGGATGTGAACTGGCGCGATCGGCTGGACAAGCGCGGCATCACCATCCACCACATCGGCACCGTCGGCATCAAGCACATGCTCTACGGCCGCATCAGCGCCGACGGCGACAAGCAGCCCGATGCGCGTCTGGTCCACCTCTCCGATCAGCTGCCGCCGGAGTTCTTCACCGGCCTCGTCAGTGAGACGTACGATCCGAGGAAGAACCGTTTCGTCAAGCGCACAGGAGTGCGCAACGAGCAGCTCGATACCTGGGTGATCGCGTACGCCGTCACGCATCACCCGGAGCTGCGCCTGCACCGCCGTACGAAGTCGGAATGGGACGCCGCGCAGGCGCGCCTCGGCGTCGCGGTCGCCGCCGAGCAGCGTATTAGCACCGCTAATATACAAAGCGACAAAGTGCAAAATGTTCCACGTGAATCTTATTCGCCGCCGCCGGCACCTGCCGGTCCATCGCGCTTCGCGCGTCGCACCTAAACTCGTCGAGGGGACCCATGGCACGCAACAGCATCGAATCCGGAAAGGCTTTGACCGACGAGCTCACCGCCGTCGCGTGCGCGGCGACAGGAATGGCAGCCGAAGCGATCATCGCCATCGTGCGGCCGATCGCGAAATACCTCGACAAGGAATATGGCGGCCAGAAGATCTATAAGA